GTTGCTATTTCTCACAGTAACAGCCCCTACGTTTCAGCCTACCCTTGGAGTGCATCTGGCTTTGGAACTAAGTTTGCTAACCCAAGCACTCTGCCTGAGGCGACTGGACGCGGTGTTGCCTTTAGTCCAGACGGAACAGCGATAGCTATATCTGGTGATGACGCACCGTGGATTTGGGCCTACCCTTGGAGTGCTTCTGGCTTTGGAACTAAGTTTGCTGACCCCGGTACAAACCCCGGTACATACGCCAACGGTGTAGCATTTAGCGCCGACTCAACCGCTGTCGCTGTTGCCCTCTCCAATTCACCGTATGTCGCAGCATACCCTTGGAGTGCTTCTGGTTTTGGAACTAAGTTTTCTAATCCCTCTACATTACCGGCAGGCAACAGCAAATCAGTAGCGTTTAGTCCCGCTGGAACTGAGATGGCCGTTGCCCACGCTACAAGCCCCTATATAACGGCCTACCCTTGGGACTCGTCTGGTTTTGGAACTAAGTTCGCTAATCCCTCTACATTGCCGACCGCCAATGGTTCTTCAGTGTCCTTCACTAATGTTTAAGGAACAAAATGAAATACAAACAACTACCAAGCACCTACAAAGACGATACACTCGCTAGTGCAATGTATGCACGAGAGCTTGAATACTTCCACTACGAGTTTGACGCTAGTAACTTTAAGCACCTACTCGATAACGCTCCAGCAGGGGCCGGTACAAAGGATATTCAGGAGAGGCTTGAGTCTACCATTGCCCAGATGGAAGCGGTAGATAACACCTACAAAGCTCTTGAGGCCCAAATAACCGACCAAGCCGAACACGAAGCGGCGGTCATTAGAACCACCAAGAAGCGAGAAGAAGATGAGATACGTTCAGACAAATAGCGGGACTTTCATTCGTCACATTCTTAACGAGTTTGAAAGCCTACGGTGGGACGAGACAAACAAGACATCGGTTAGAAAGCTGCCTGAAGCCAAGCGTGAGCAGTTTGGAGTATCGCGCCTTCAGATGGTCACGCCACCTGCGTTTGACATAGCTACACAGGCCAGAACCGAAGGTGACGCTGTATTGGTTGGTGCTGTATGGACGCAGAACTGGATAGTTACTGATCTAGTCGGTAATGATTTGGGGTCAGCACAAGCTGCTGCCGCCATATCTGATTACAACAGGGAAGTATCCGCTATAACCTCTGTCTATTCGCAGCAGGAGATTGACTCGTGGCCTACACAGGAAGCAGAGGCTCTGGCGTACACTGCAAGCTCTGAGGCTAAAACTCCGTTGATCGATGCTAGAGTAGCCGTGACACTAGAAGACAAGGCGTTATTCGTTGCGTCTATTCTAACGAAGGCTGAGTTATACAAGGTGGCGTTCGGTGCGGCTCTAGGTAGAAAAAAGAAAGCACAGAACGATAACGCTTAAGCAGACGAGAGGTTAGTACAATCACTACTCCAGAGCCTATCCACAATAACAGTAAGAGATTATAGCCATGACGATCAAACAGGAGTTAATAAGCGTGAGTCAAACAATACCAGTAGGTGTCTCTGGCGCTCTAATATTAGGAGTCCCTTTAGATGACTGGGTTGTTGTAGGCACTATTCTTTTGCTGGTAGGTAATCTTTACTTCATGGTCGAACGCCTCTATAAAAGGTACCGTCAAAAGTGATAAGGCTTAGTTTCCTTCTTCTTCTGTTTCTAAGTGGTTGTGCCACAACTGGATTAGTAGAGAACCCAGACGCAGGGTACTTCCTAGTATCTAAGGGTGGAGTCTCTGGTGTTGTGCAGATGCTCTCAGGCGGTATTAACTACTGTAAGGTAACGCAGTCGAATCTAGGCAATACAGCTTTCAACGTGTCAGTAAAGTACGACGGAGACATATGTTTAGTGGAGGCTCAGTCCAGTGATAAAACAACCGCGATACTCGTTGACTAATGAAGGTCTTGGCCGTCTTGATGAAGAATACATATTTGAATGCCCTATCTATGGCTTGCTTGTTAACATACCTAATGCGCGGCTCGGACAGTCAGGTGAGTTAAAGATACAGAAAGGATACGAGTGGGACTTTGGCAGTGGTCCTGCTGTAGATACACCAGCAGTTGTTTACGCCTCACTAGGCCACGACGTACTTTACGATATGATAGGAAGGGAACTACTACAGAAGAAGCACAGGAAGACCGCTGACGTTTGGTTTAGAGATCTATTAAAGCGTGCGGGCATGGGTTGGTTCAGAAGAAGTTACATGTATATGGCTGTTCGTTACGGTTATCCATTGACACAGGTGTTTAAGTAGTATGCCTTATCCGAATTTCACAGCAGAAGAACTTGCAGGCTTTGTAGCTCAGGCGCAACAGTATCAATCCGTACCTGTGCAGACTATGCTAACACAGCAAGCGCCTAGTGTGCCTCAATACAGTATGCCTATAGTAGAACAAACTGTTCAGCCTCCTGCTCCAGTGCCTCAATACAGTATACCTATAGTAGAACAAATCGCAGCAATACAAGCTCAGTATGCACCAATAGTCCCTCAATACAGTGGTATGTTTACGTTACCTACCGAAGCGCTGCAAGCGTATGATAACTATTTAGCTCAGTATGCACCTATGGAACAAACTGTTCAGCTTCCTGCTCCAGTGCCTGTTCAAGCGCCTATGCAACAAACTGTTCAGCTTCCTGCTCCAGTGCCTATTCAAGCGCCTGCCCTGATTGCCCCTGTATCTGTTCAGGCTCCAGTACCAGGACTACTTACAAACTCCTATAATCCTACTACTGTTGAAGGCACGACTGCATCTACTAAGTTCCACAATCAGCTTGGTTTAGACATCCGTCCCGACCTAACAGGGACTAAGAATGAAGATGCTTACCTGCCTAACAGACCAACAGGTTTAGACCCAACAGAGACTGACATAGATGAGTGGAGTAACTACTACGCAGACAATCCAGAGATGCATAAACTACTCTCAATGGATGAGAAGTCTGACCTCCTATTTTGGGATAAGCTTAAAGGAAACCTTACAGAGAGTGAGTTGAACCTAGCTAACAAAGAGTTACGTGCAGAGTATGGATTTGACGACAGATACGTTAGCATAGAAGGAAAAGACAACAACCGCTATGAGTGGGTTAGCGAGACAGGTGTAGGCTCTAATGAGTTTATGGCTGAAGGTGGTATACAGGCTTACTTTGATGAACACGGTCAAGAAGCTACTGAGGCGCGGTTCTTTAACGAAGGAGCTGGTCCGTCAATAGCTGATCAGTTCCTAATGAATCAGGAGGATGTTGGTGGTTTCTTCAGAGAGAAGGACTTGCCCGGTGGCAGCGTACTTCAGGATGAGTTTCTAAAGTATCCCGCTGGTCAAATAGCTGTTGGACTCGCTTTAGGAGGGGCTCTTTCAGGTTCAGGCCTGTTCGGAACTGCTGCTACTGCTGGCACTGCTGGCACTGCTGCTACTGCTGCTACTGCTGGCACTGCTGGCACTGCTGGCACTGCTGGCACTGCTGCTACTGCTGCTACTGCTGCTACTGCTGCTACTGCTGCTACTGCTGCTACTGCTGCTACTCCGGGACTGTTTGGACTAACTGCTGGTACTTTAGGAGCTAATGCAGCTACGGGCGCTCTCACAGGAGCTGTAAAGGCAGGATTACAAGGAGGTAATATACTGAAGGGGGCTGCTATTGGTGGTGTTTCTGCAAACATAGGTGGGGTTTTAGCAAAGACTGGTCTAGGTGACATAGGTATTCCAGGTCTCCCCTTAGCTACTATAGAGAGTGTCTTGCAGGATCCAGGGGTGGTAGGCTCTTTCACTAGTGGTACTCTAAATAGCGTTATAGCCCAAGCGGTTTTGACAGGTGATGTTGACCTTATGGACGCCCTTCAGACTGGCTTGGTATCTGGAGGTATTACAGCAATTGGTGATATATTTGGAGACGCAGAAGCAACCAGCGATATAGGAGAGATCACTGAAGAGGATACATTTAACGGTAATGAGATTAATACAACAGAAGCTAGAGCATTACATAACTCTACAGACATAGGCGGTCTTCTAGGGGAGAATGGTTTCCTTGAACAGATCGGTATACATATAGGTGAGATGCCCACAACCTATCTAGGTAAGCTACTGGATTGGGTTACAGGGTCTGAAAAGGATTTCATTATAGATGAAGCAGGGAATAAACACCCTATAATGCAAGACAACGACATAGGAAAAGAGACCTACAACAGTGAGACTTATAACAAGCCTATTGTTTTTATTGACGGAGAGAAGGTAGGTGTCGATGCATTACTAGGCGAGGAAGGTGGAGGTTGGTCGCAAGTTACTGAAACAAATGAAGGTTTCTTTGAGACGATAAGAGGTGAAAATGAATATGACCAGCGTTTCTTTGATCCAACCGCGAACTACGGTGAGGGTAGTGTCTTAGAAGGAGTATGGGGCGGAAACCCTTATAACCCTAACCACAATAACTTTTACGGTATGGGTAGTCTGACTTCTACGATGACTCCTGAAAAAGAGTTTGAAAGTGGAGCCGATCAGTTTGCAAACATTGATGCTAATGGTGATTTAGTTTATACGACAGCTGGAATAGATACAGCAGGAATGGAAGAAACAGTATCGATAGGCAGCACAGCTACAGACACTTCTGTTCTTCCTGGTTATACCTATAACGGTAATAACTATACCGGTAATATTATAGAAGAAGTTTTGGTTACTGCTGCTAAGGTTGACGAAGACACTAAACTAGAGACAGGAAAAAAAGGTGTTGTATCTGATATTATAGAAGAAGTTTTGGTTACTGCTGCTAAGGTTGACGAAGACACTAAACTAGAGACAGGAAAAAAAGGTGTTGTATCTGATATTATAGAAGAAGTTTTGGTTACTGCTGCTAAGGTTGACGAAGACACTAAACTAGAGACAGGTCCACCTGTTACACCTAATATTATAGAAGAAGTTTTGGTGACTGCCCCTCCGATTGACGAAGACCCTAAACTACCAACAGGTCCACCTGTTACACCTAATATTATAGAAGAAGTACTACCCCTAGTAGACATAGGGGGTGATGAGGATGAGGGTCTTCTAGGAGGAGGAGGCTTTGGCGGCAGCTCAGGCGGCAGTTTCAATTCTTTCATGGCAAAACTAGACTGGCAGAGACCAGACGTTGTACAGAATATCCTACTACCTAAGACTAACGCATTGGATGAAATATCCATGTTAACTAATAGGCTTATGAAATAATGACATATTTAGACTTAGTAAACAACGCGCTGCGAAGACTACGGGAAACACAAGTAACAGCTGTTTCGGCAACGTCCTATAGTGCTCTGGTAGGTGACTTCATTAATGACGCTAAGGTTGTGGTAGAGCAGGCGTGGAACTGGTCACATCTCAGAAGCGTAGTTACCATTCCTACTGTTGCATCAACAACAACGTATTCCTTAACAGGCTTTAAAGATTCTGGAGCTATACTCGGCGTTATAAACGACACAAGTAACCTAGTTCTAGAGTACCGCCCTCGACAATGGTTCGAAGAACAGTTATATGTTAGAGGAACCACATCAGGGCCTCCTCGCTACTACACCTTTGCGGGTGTTGACAGCAGCGGTGACGCACAGGTTCAGGTAAATCCAACGCCCGACGCTGTTTACTCTCTGCGCTTTGACGTTTCATTACGCAACATACCCTTGACAGGCGATACAGATGTCTTAGCAGTTCCTCACATGCCTGTCCTGCACTTAGCCCTTGCATTATTGGCGAGAGAGCGTGGAGAGAATCAAGGAACAACAGCTGCCGAGTACTTTGTTGTAGCTGACAGTTACCTCGCGGATGCAGTCGCTTATGACGCGGCACGACACCCCGAAGAGACAGTGTGGTATAGCTGATGGCATCGCAACTACAGAACATTTCAATCGTAGCGCCGGGCTTCAAGGGAATCAACACAGAAGATTCTCCTCTGGCTCAGGATGCGTCATTTGCAGAGATCGCTGACAACACAGTTATAGATCAGCGTGGTCGTATGGCATCTCGAAAGGGACGTACCTTATTGACCACTACTGCCACTGAGTTAGGATCAGCTGCTGTTAACGCCATAGGGAAGTACAAGGACGACGCAGGAAACAGCAAGATATTCTTTGCAGGCAACAACAAGATACTAAGTAACACCGTTACAATCGCTGACGAAACTCCAGGCTCCTATACAATTACTGCTAACGAGTGGAAGATAGTTAACTTTAACGATAATCTTTACTTTTTCCAGTCTGGTCACGAACCTCTTGTGTATAATAACTCACTGGGTGCGGTAACCAAGATGTCTGCCATTTCAGGAGCGGCTGCTGTAACCTCGGCTATTTACGGTAATGAAGCTATAGGGTCATGGGGTCGTCTTTGGACTGCTGACATGGCTGCTAACAAGTCAAAGATATACTGGTCAGACCTGCTACTAGGTTCTCAGTGGAGCGGTGGTAGTAGTGGCTCAATAGATATAACAGACGCATGGCCTAACGGCTACGATGAGATAGTGGGGCTTGCAGCACATAACAATTTGTTGATTGTGTTTGGCCGGCACAGCATCATTACATATTCTGGTGCAGACTCGCCAGCGTCAATGGCTATCCAAGATACAATAACAGGTGTTGGCTGTGTAGGTCGCGACACGATACAGTACACAGGTACTGACCTCCTTTTTGTTTCTGACACAGGGCTACGGAGCTTAGGCAGGACGATACAAGAAAAGTCAATGCCTCTTAGAGAACGGTCTTTAAATGTACGCTCACAGATAACAGAGTATATACAAGAAGAGACCCTATCTTACAGGTCTGTTTACTCTCCTGAGAATAGTTTTTACTTGTTGCACTTTCAAAGTCAGGATGTAACGTACTGTTTCGATCTTCGTCAAGAACTAGAAGACGGATCGTTTAGAGTTACACGCTGGACACCTACAGTCTTTGATTCCTTCTTCAGAGATAAAGATGATGGAACGCTGTACATAGGAACTGTTGACGGTATTAATACTTACAGCGACTACTACGACAACGGCGCTGCTTATACGTTTAAGTATAAATCACCATCATTAGCCTTTGGCGATTCCTCTCGATTGAAGATGTTGAAGAAGATTAAAGCAACACTCGTAGGAGGAAACGGAGCAGAGGCTACACTGTCTTGGTCATATGACTTCGAGGCCGCTGGAGACTCTGCTACTTTCGCTGTAGGTATTCAGTCAACAGGATACTATGGGGCTAGTGAGTTCAACGTCGCTGAGTACGGCTTCGGGGCATCATCCACACGCACTACAATTAACGCAAGTGGTTCTGGTGAAATAATAGATATTAGTTTTGAAATGCCTATCCTAGGCTCCATAGTATCTCTTCAAGAATTAAACATATTAGCAACAATAGGAAAGGTGACTTAGATGTGGAAAGAGTTAATTGATTGGGCAACGGAAAACCCTGCCCAGGCTGTAGGAACTGCCGGAGGAGTTGCGGGTATTTATAAAGCCTATGATGATCTCACGGGTATTGGTGACACGGCACAGGATAGAGCAGGGACGTTGGCGGATACGCTAAAAACCAATGCCCAGTTTGTTCCCTACGGTGTTACGACTGGTTCGGGTTCTGGTTTTGGTATGCAGAAAGATCCTGTTACGGGGCAGATGTCATACCAGACATCGTTGAGTGATTCTGAGATGAATCTTCAAAACATGTTACAGACCAATGCCTTGACTGCATTAAGTAACACCAACCCGAAAGGGTATGGCAACATCCAAGACTCTGCTTACCAGGCTAACATGGCTGGTCAAGACTTTATGCAGAGAGCAGGTATGGATAATGGTGCTCGTGAAGCTCAAATATACAACCGAATGAGAGCTGTTCAGTCTCCCGACGAGCAGCGCCAGAGGTTAGCGTTAGAGGAACGTCAGTTCAACCAAGGCAGACATGGTGTGAATACAGCTATGTATGGCGGCACACCTGAGCAGTTTGCAATGGAGAAGGCGCAGGCAGAGGCCAGGAACAGTGCTTCGATGCAGTCTATACAACAAGCACAAGCGGAACAAATGCAGCAGGCCCAGATCGGTCAGCAGTATAAGCAGCTACAGGGTCAGTTAGCAACTCAAGGGTCTGGTCTAATGACCTCTGAGCAACAGCGTGGTCTTGCTGGGTTACAAGGTTCGTACATTCCACAGGCAGGTATGTTGGATGCATTGCAGCCTGGCATGTCAGCAGCCGCAGCACAGGCTCAGCATCAACAGTATGGCTTAGGCTTGTGGGGAGAGACTCAGATGAGCGGACTTGATGCTTACCTTGGTGCAAACCTTGGAGCTGGTAATCTATTGGGTAATGCTAGTGCTGGCGTACTCGCTGGTATCTACGGAAAGAAGGGGAAAGTGTAATGCCTAAGTTTAGTAATCAGTTAATTCAAGGACTCCTAAATCCATCGTATCAAGGGAAGTTAGCGAATGCTGGTATGTTGATAGGTAGTGCTCCTCGCGGGGCTAGAGAAGCCGAGCAAAGACAAGCACAGCTGTCTCAGATAATGAGCACAGCAGACACATCTAGAAAGGCAGCGCAGAACGGAGATGTAGCTACTGCTCAGGCGGGCTTATCCACGTTAAATGCTGCTTACGCCTCTGCTAAAACCAAAGAAGATAAACAGATGATCTCTCAACAGATTAGTCAGATTAATTCTTTTATGGGGTCAGCTATTGCAGCACAGAAAAATAAACAGGAGAGTAGTGCTATAGGTAATGCGTTTAAGCTGACTACAGTACTTGATAATCCTGATATACCTGTTGAGCAAGCAGCCATCGCCCAACAGAAACTAAATAAGCTCATGTCAGTCCCTAAAGTAGCAGAAGGTGTTATGAGACTGACTACGGATAAGTTAGACATGGAGGAAAAACAAGCCGAAGCACAGACCGACGCTTGGGAGAAACAAAACTCACCTATCTTTAGAGGTTTAGTTGAGAACGGTCAATCAAAAACTGCTTATAAGATAGCAGAGGACAGTGGTTATGGGCCTGACGCATTAAAAATGATTGACGCTATGGTAGACAGGAAGAATAAACTAGATAAAGAAGCTGAGCTAAAGGCAGGTGTGATACGCCCAGGAGATCCTTTGATTGAGTCATATCGGGAACGTGCTGCTCTTCTTCCAGAAAGTGCTTCAGATTCTGTACAGGCTACGTTAAGTAAGATTGATGCTATATATAAGACAGAAGACAAGCATGGTATGCTCAAAACAGGATCCCAACAACAACTCCTACTATTACGTGGTCAGGTAAAGACTCAGTTAGATAGGTATGAAGAAAACGTAATTACAACTAACTTTAACGCTGGAGTATCCGAGAAGAAGTCTGTTAATAACCAGATTAGAAAGTTAGAGATGATGAAACTTGCACTGCCTGAGCCTACTAAGACTTCCTTGTTGCGAGTTGCTAGTCGTGTTGTATCGGAAGAGCAACCTCCTGACTGGTTCCAGGACAGTCCTGAGAAATTCTTAAAGGAGAATCCAGAGAAGGTGTTTCAAGAGTATAGAAAAGAGAGGGCCATTGGTATAGAGCAGCAGATTCAAGCCCTGAAAGAGAGTCCTGAAGAACGACAGCTTAGAGAAAACGGAGATGTTATATCAGCGCAGCTCGAGGCGATAGACTGGGCCAGAGCTAATCCTAACGACCCTAGATCTAAAAAAATACTGAGGAGGAACGATGCCCTTTGATCCTGACGCTTACCTAGCAAAAGCAGAGACAGGTACATTTGATCCTGATGAATACTTATCAAAAGCAGAGACAGGTACATTTGATCCTGACGCTTACCTAGCATCGTTTGATCCTGATGAATACTTAGAGGACGAGCCAACTGCTGCTCCAGGTTCTTTCGAGTACAACGCAGTACGTACTGGCACTGTTGAGTTTCTCGAAGGCGCTCTAGGTGCTGGTGACGAGCTCGATGCTATGATTCGCAGAGTCTCTGGAAGTCAAGAGACATGGGACGACGCAATAGAAGCATCTCGCGCAGACATTGATAGGTTCGAGGAAGAAAACCCAAAGACTGCTTCCTTGTTATATGCTAGTGGTATTGTCGGAGGCTTCTTTGTCCCAGGTGCTGGTCTTGTTAAGGTTGCACAGACAGGTACGAAACTACAGAGAGCTGCTAAGGTAGGTGCGATAGCTGCTGCTGAAGGAGCAACTTATGGTTTCTTAGCCGGAGAAGGAGAAGGCCGTGTGAAGGGTGCCGTTATGGGTGCAGGCATAGGCGGTGTTCTTGGTGGAGCGTCGGGTGCTTACCTAACACAAGGCGCTAACGTGCCTAAGAACCCTAACAGATCTGGTATAGGTACTCACATAGGAGGCGATAAGGGATTCCCCACAAACGTAGGTAAAGCAGATGAGGTTCATCGTTCTAGAAGAAGAACAGAAGCTTCTCTTCAGGAAAGGCTTGCTAACGAGATAGATTTAGACGCGCCTCTACACAGAACAGAGGAGCCTTCAACAAGCAATGGTTGGTTTCTATCCACTAAGAACTGGTTTGAGAAAGAGGTAGGAGAGAGAGCTGCAAAGTTGGCTGAAGACGCAGAGACACAGATAAGTAAGCGTGACGGAGACATAGAGCAAGTCTTCGACACTACTATGAAATCAGCGGTTGATCTGTTTGAGAATAACAGAGTCGCTAAGGCTGTGATGCTTCGTATGAATGAATCCATTACTACGGGAAGAGCTAGCTGGGACGATCTCAGGAAGGTGGTTAGCCCTGAAGAGGTACACATAGTTAACGGGATTAAAAAGCAATTCGATTTGATACAGCAGTATGACTTTGTTAAGCAGGGAGGCATGACAAGGAAAAGTTCAGGTAAGGGTGTTGCCTTGGTAGGTGACTACTTCCCCGCAGAGAAGCTGCCTGGCTTCAAAAGTAAAAAGTCACCGCCTGAAGAATATGTCAACCCTATGCAGGCACTGAAGAACTACGCACAAGATGTATCAGCGGCTAACGTATTAGCTGATACCTTTGGGATAGATACTTCTAAGCTACGGCAACCCGTAATTGGTATTGGTGAAAGCCGAATGGATATTGTTATAGATGCAATCCAAGTATCTGCTAAGGGACAAAAGGCGATACCTAACGTAGTGGCTAACTTAGGTAACGGTCTCCGTACTCAGTTCATAGCGGCGAAGCAGGGAGGAAACTCTTTAGGAGCACTCGTTCGAAGGACTGCTTCTATCGCCTTACTTACAAACCCTTTCAACGCAGTGTTAAATATGGCTGAGTGGGCTACCGCGCCTATCTATCAAAACGGCCTAAGAGCTTGGACAGAGTCTCTTCCAGGCCTCATCACGGGAATATTTAGTAAGACTCTGGCAGACAATTCTAAGAACTGGTTAAGTCTTAAGCAGGTAGGTAAAGACAAGAACTATATGGGTGTGCTAGCTCAGACAGGGGAGGACGCTTTCCATAAAGCAGCAGAGGATGCTAGCTTCGTTAAGTTTCTACAGCCTACGTGGTTAGTGGAAGGTGTTGACAAGCTGGGTAAGGCTCTCTATGCCGTTTCAGGAGTGGGCCGGACTAATAGGTTAGGACAGGAGATGCTAGGAAATAGTGCTATCAAGCTGGGTGCTAGACTATCTAAAAAAGGAGATGCGAAGTCTTTAGACAAGCTTAGGAAGCATCCTGGAATGCGTGGACTTACTGAGTCAGAGTTCCAATCTACTGTTAGAGCACTAAAGGAAGATGATCTAACAAATGCTTGGATAGTTAACTTTTACGGCGCGGCTACGAATAAGATACAGCCTCAAAGTGCAGCGTCTATGCCTAAAGCGTATCACGACAACCCTAATGCGCGGGTTTTCTATAGTATGTTATCTTATATGAACACGCAAATGAACCTTATCCGTACTGATGTAGGGCTTCAGCTTGTAGAAGCACAGCGGTT